GGGTATTGTGGTTACGCGAGGCTAACACTTATGGTAAAATGTGTATTGAGGAAGGTCGCGTGTTGACCTATCAGGAATACAAATATGCTTATGAGGGGGCTAACAGATATATGCTCACGAGGGAAACAGTAGATGCAATGCAAGAGGGTTTTAGGGAGTTGTCGAGGCAATTCGGTGAGGACTTTTTGCGGGTCGACTGGGACGAGTACGGGGAGCAGTTGAGGAAAGAATACTATGGCACAGAAGAAGAAGCTCCAGAACTTTTTTAACGACTTTCTCCCGATGAATTATCGGGAGTTTCGTCAAGCAGTCCCCGAGATGAGTGCAAATCAGGCTGTGGTGGCAGAACTTTTACGTGTCTGTTGTGAGGAGAATGACGTGAAGGCGATGAAAATGGCGTTTGAGCGTATCCTTGGTAAGCCTGAGCGGGTTTTAGTCATAAAACGCACCGTCGTTCGCACGGTGTTCCCTGAGGCGACAAAGAAACTCGACAAGCCCGTGGAGCCAACCCGAGTACAGGACGAAACTGTGGCGGTAAAGCAGGGCGACGAGCCAGTTATCATTGAGGAGACTAACTCACCAGGACATATCTTGCGTAAAGAGCTAGACGAGGTGGGTGAGAGCGGGCAGGCATATGCGTATGAGGTGGGCGATACCCGCGATAAGCATACCGTGGCTCGAGTTCTTGCCTCTAATGTCTATGCCGTGGCTATGCGTGGTGGCAACCTTGGAGCTATAGACCTGCTGTTTAACTATTTAGACGGTGCTGTAGCCGACGTAGTGAGGCTAGATGGGTTAGATACCCTTTTATTAGAAAACTACGCTGAGATAGCCCCATATGAAGCCATACAGGGCGATGACGGCGTGTGGTATATAGAAAGTGAGGTTATGGGATGAAAAAGAAGGTGAATGGGAATGCTCATATAGCACACCCTTGTCCATATTGCTGGCTGGTGCTTTATTCCAAGGGAGCTTTAACTCGTCATCTCAATGATGAGCATTGGAGAGAGCTGGAAGAAGAGAAAAAGAAGGCTGATGAACAATAATTTTGTACGTATTGGCGGAGGTATAGTCTTAAGAGCCTATCAAAAGGCTATATTAAAGGCGTTCGATAACGGTATCCGCTATATCGTGTTATGTTGGTCGCGTCGTGCGGGTAAATCCCTGTTTTCGTGGAACCTACTTATCCGTGAGGCGACTACTAAGCCAGGGACATACTGGTACTGTTTTAACAACTACTCGACAGCGTATAACGACATTTGGATTGCTCAGACGTCAAAAGGCATCCGCTTCCTTGATATGATACCGAAGAATATGATAGTTCGAATGAACTCTGCTAAGCTTGAGATTGAATTGACGAATGGCTCCGTTATTAAGCTTATCGGTATCAACAACGTCGACAAGTTGGTGGGTGCTGGTCTTATGGGCGTGGTGTTTGACGAGTATGCCGTCCTTAATCCTAATTCAATCGAATTGGTTACAGCTATGCTCGCGGAAACTGGTGGTTGGCGTGTGATGATTTCAACACCTCGTGGCAAGAACCATTTTTACGAGGAGTACCAGTTTGCTTTGGCTCACCCTGAGTTTGCATTGGCGAACAATATGCACTGCGGTATGGAAGAGGTCGCTCAGTTTATGGCACCTGGTTTTTTGGAACAGGAGCGTCTTAAGATTATCAGCAAGTACGGCAATGACGCCTTATACCAGCAGGAGTATATGACAAGTTGGGTTAGTCCTAACTCTGGTTCGGTGTTTGGTGCGTTGACTAAGATTATGAAGGACGAGGGGCGTGTAACTGTCTTGCAGGGTGATAGCTCACGACAGTACTATACCGCGTGGGACTTAGGTTCTGCCGACTATACGAGTATCGTGCTATTCCAGGTTGACGATAAAGGCTTCCCGACTGTCCTTGACCATATCGAGAATCGCAACGAGGACGTTACTTGGTACCTCGGAGAGATTAAAGAAAGAGGTTGGCAGGTTCATACACACTTCCTCCCTCACGACGCCGCCCACCGTCGAGGTGCTAGAAATGAGAGTTATAAACGGGCATTGGAGATTGAGGGGGTAACTAACACGGTGGTGCTAAGCAAGCCAAACCGAGTTGAGGACAAATTGAACTTCTTGCGTAGGGTGTTTGTCGGGTTGCAGATAGACGAGAGGCTGACGCGTGTTATTGAGTGTTTGGAGAAAATGGAATACGAATGGAACGAAAAGCAACACGTTTGGTCATCGAAGCCTACCCACAAGGGCGGGTATTCAGACACTTGTATTGGGGGTGACTCTTTGATTGAAGTGGATGGCGGCGTTAAGAAAATAAGAGATATCAAGCCAGGTGAATTGGTCAAGGTGGGAAACACACTCCATAAAACTACAAGTGGCGGTGTTGTTACAGGGGTAAAAAACACTTATAGATTGGTAGTGGGAAATAGCGTGGTTGACATCACTGGCAATCACGAAGTCTTAACACAACGCGGTTTTGTACGGGTGGATAGTCTATGTAACCAAGACACCATATGCTATAATGAAAACATATGGAAGAAAGAGTTAGATATTACAGACACAAGGGAAAACTTAAAGCGGTCTATAAAGGCTATACATACAATTTTAGGCAGAGAAAAGGAAGCCAATATTTTATTAGAAAATCTGGCGGTAGAGAAATTTATCTCCATAAAGTTATTTATGACGTGTTTGAAGACAAAAGTCTCTTTTGTAAAGATGGTAATCTGGCTAACCTTGATAAGGCTAATTGGGGGTATAAGCCAGCTATCGTCTATAAAGGTGAGAAGTGGACAAAACACAGAAGATACTATGAACGAGGTGGAAAGTTTCTTCATAGACAAGTTTGGATTGACAACTTTGGCGAAATCCCAGAGGGGGTTCATATACACCATAAAGACTGCAATCCAGAAAACAATGATATTCGTAACCTTGAAGCTCTTGAGGCGAGTGAGCATCAAAAGAGGCACTGGGAGGAATATTATGAGAAATGGGCTGAAACAGGTAGGCAAAACCTTAAGAAAGCTAGAAATTCACAGGCTATGGCAGATTGGTACAAGTCGGATAAGTTCAAGGAGCTATATAAAAGAAACTCAGAATACATCAAACCCAAATATAGAGAACTTACCTGTACAGTCTGTGGCAAAAAATTCAAAGCAGTCAGAGCAAGGACTTGCGGACAAAATTGTAGGCTCAAACTTTACCGTCGAGAAAAATGCGGGCTTGATGGAAGTGTGGAATATGACTATCGAAAACGCTCATATGTTCAGCGTTGATGGTATTATGATGTCCAATTGCGACAGCCTATGTTATATGGGGCAAGCAATTCAGAAATATAATATCACTGGTAAAACAGGATTTTCTCGGGTGTCGATAAAGAACTCTGCGGCAGGGAAAATCCAAGGGTTGAGCAAGAAAGAACAGCTCGAAAAGTTCCTTGAGGCAGAACTTTCGCTTGGTGGTAAAAAGAAAAAAAGAAAAGACTTTTCACTTTTTCGGCGATGATGTGATACAATTTAGATAATAAAAAACACAATTCTTCAACAGGGGGAGATAGATGAATGAACAAACAGAGGTCAAAGAAACTCAAGGTGGAGAACAAGGCTTCACAGAAAAACAAGACTCTATTGAAAAGCAGGCTAAACAGCTTTACGAAGAGTTTGGGGTCAAAGCTGATGTCCCTAAGACCCGTGGTCGCCCTAAGAAATCTGATAGCGGAGATGAAGGAAAATCTGAAGTCGACAAAAGAACTTCGAACACAAAGCGGGGAGATGGTTCCAATCAAAGTAAACCGAAAGATGAAGCTTCTTCAGACGATAATGACGATTCAGGGAATGAGAGCCAAAAGGTCGTCAAGAAAGACGCAAAGGATAATAGCAAGGTTTCAAAGGACGCAGAAAAAACTGGTGATGGAACTGACGAAGACAAATCCGAACAAGATGGAAGTTCTGAACGAGGAAGCTCGGGCGATAGCGAACGAGATGATGAAGGTAATGAAAGCGGAGAAGAAGTCAAAAGACCAGGCAAATCCAGCCCAGCGGCAGAAAGGCGTATCCGCCAGCTCAACTCGGAAAAAAACGAAGCAGTAGCACGTGCTGAACAAGCTGAACGCAAATACGCACAGCTACAGCAACAGCTGGAGCAGGAACGCGTTCAGTTGGAAGACCCTGAGTATACGCTAGAAGACTTCCGCCACGTGCAAGATGAAAATGGCAATATCTTAGAATTGGACGACATTCAGCAGGAACTTGCTTATCGTCGTTGGAAGGACGGGTATAACGAAAGACAAGCAGAACGTGAAAACCAGGCTCTTCAATCCCAAATCCAGGATTACCGGGAATATCAGCAATCTGAGGAGATTATGAGAAAGTCGGTCGAAGCATACGACTTGCTGAATAATATTTTGGAAAACACCGCAGAGCTAGATGTCCGAAGTGATAAGTTTGATAAGGAGTTTTCTGACACTATTATGCCGCTTATCGAAGGTAGCTTGGAATATGCTCCAGGCACAGAGCCAGGTAACCCTTACGGTAACAATCCTGTTATTACAGGTTTTTCGCTAGACCCTAGGTTGATACTCCAGGCGGCGTCAACATTGAGGAATACAAAGAGAAATATCCCATTGAATGCTCTTGACGCTACAGTGGAGAGTGAGGACGCCGCATATTATCATTCGCCATCGTCTGACCCGTTAGAGCAAGCGGCTGATAAATTGTATAAAATGTACGGTATAAAAAAATAAATATAAAAGGTAGAGGAGAAAGAAATGCCAAAAGTAGAAGAAACACCAAAAGTAGAAACTAAGGTAGAGGAGAAAGAAATGCCAGCACCAGCACCA